TGAAGCAAAAGTTACAACAAAAGAAGAATAATGAAAAAAATTAGTAATGTAATACATAGGTTATGTATTACTAGTGATATATAAGTAATATATATATTAATCCCTACATACATGGAAACAATAACAAGAAGAATAGACGGAAAAGTACAGAAGTTTACTATATTTAAAAAAGATGATGACCATCCTTACTCTGTACATTGGAAGAAAGCATGGAAAGATGGTTGGGCAGAAACAGATGATGGATATGTAGCACAATGTTTAGCTAAGACAACGTACAAAGATGCAAAAGGTAGAGTAAAACGTTTGATAAAACTTACTTGTGGTCTACAATGGGTGTCAAAAAACTCTAAATTACTATTTGAACCTAATAAAGCTGCAGGTATATACTCTATGGTAAAGCCTAGAACGTGGCAAGAACGTGAAGCAGGTAAAACTCGTACAAAGAATGCTGTAAATGCATATGTATCTAAAATATTTTCAGGTAAAAAAGTAGACTGGAATGAAATAGGTACAATATATAGAGGAGATGAGAAAGCTCCTGCTGCTACAGTTAAAAGATTATTTAAAGAAAAGGTAGTGAAACGTATGGTAGAAGAAAAGATGAAGGAAGTTCTAGCATCTAAAGGTATAAATAGAGGATTTGTACTAGATGTTATTAAAAAATCTATAGGTATAGCAGAAAATAAGGAAGATGTTGCTAATATGCTACGTGCGGCAGAGAATTTAGTAGATATATTAGAAATGAAGCCTAATAAAAAGATAACAACAGACACATTGCAGATAGATATGACTAATCAGATAGCAGATAAGATTGAAACAGAAGAAAAGAAAATGATTGCTCAACGAAAAACTGAGGTTTGATGCAGAATCTACAGATAAGAGAAAAATTAGCTTCAGATATAATTTTATTTGGTAAAATCTGTTTTCCTAATATGTTTTCTACTGAATCTCCACCATTTCATTATGAGATTGCAAGTTTATTACAAGATTCAAATAACAATAAATTAAATATAATAGCACCTAGAGGTCATGCTAAGTCATCATTGATTGCATGTGTATTTCCTATATGGCATATGCTTACACAAGAAGGACCAAAGTTTATAGTTCTGTCATCTAAGACAGAAGGACATGCAGTTAGATTATTACAAACAATTAAAAATGCATTAGAGTATAGTGCAGAGCTTAGAAGTATATATGGGTATTGGGGTCAACATTCTGCTAAACAATGGGCACGTACTGAGGTAGTATTAAAAGATGATACTATGATTATGTGTAGAGGTACTGGACAGCAGGTAGTTGGACTAAAACATGGTAACCAAAGACCAACACTAGTTGTGTTAGATGATCCCGAAGACATGGTAAACACTAAAACATCTGAAGCTATGGAGTATAACTTACGTTGGCTATTACAAAGTTTAGTTCCTTCATTAGATGCAAAACGTGGTAGACTTGCTATTATAGGTACACCTCAACATCAACGCTGCATGGTGGAAACATTATGTAAGACTGATGGTTGGATTTCTAAAAGATATAAAGCACTACAAGATGATGGAAGTGCATTGTGGGAAAATATGTGGTCTAAAGAAAAACTACTAGCTGAAAAGAAATCTTTAGATTCTATTGGTAGAGTATCTTCTTTTTATCGTGAATATCAATGTGAGATTATAGGTGATGAAGACCAAATGTTTAAAGAAAACTATATACAACATTATAATGGTAATTTTAAGTTTATAGAAGATGAACATTGCTTAGAGTTTGAATCTGGTAAAACAATACCAGTAAATATATTTATGGGAATTGACCCAGCTAGTTCTGTAAAAAAACATGCTGACTATTCCACAATAGTCGTTGTTGCTGTAGATTCTAAAAATAACAAATACGTACTCCCCTACTATAGAAAAAGGTCTACACCTATGGAACTAGCTGACCATATTATACAATACTTTAAAAAGTATAAACCAATGAAGACTAGAATAGAATCAGTAGGTTACCAAGAGATGTTAAGAGATTATCTACGTCAAAGAGCAGAAGAAGAAGGTTTATTTATACCTGGACTTGAAATAAAAGAAACTCCACGTAATAGCAAATCATCAAGATTGGAAACAATGCAACCATGGTTTGCACAAAAAAAGATTTACATACAAGAAACTATGAATGAATTAAAAGATGAGTTATTAATGTTTCCTAGAGGTAAACATGATGATTTACTTGATGGGTTGTATTATGCAACTAAACATAATTATCCACCTCATAATAAAAAAATTATTAATCAAAATCATCACTCCACTACTAGTTTTGCAAAAAAAACTAAAGATTGGATGGTTTCTTGAAACTTTTTGGTATTAAATTACTTTATAACTTATAGATAACACTATGGCAGAGAAACATCCAGAAGTAAAGAGAAATGAAGAACTCTTAACGGAGTACGCTTCTGTTCGTACTAAGTGGGCTAGACAAGCAACTGAAGATAACGAATACAGAAATGGTATGCAATGGACTAAAGAACAGGTTAACGAGTTACGTAAAAGAGCTCAAGAACCATTAGTCGTAAATGTTATCTACCCTGCAGTAGAACAAGCTAAAGCTATGTTAACTGCAAACTCACCAAGGTTTCAATCTACTGGAAGAGAATCTAGTGATGTTAAAACAGGACAGATAATGTCTGATTTAATGAGCTGGGTATGGGAGCAATCTTCTGGAAATACAGAATTAAAACAAGCAATTGATGATTACTATGTAAAAGGCATGGGTGCGCTTTTAGCATATAGCAACCCAAATGCTGATTATGGAAAAGGTGAGATATTTATAAAAGCAATAGACCCTCTTGATTTATATATATGCCCCTCTTCGACTGACCCTTTCTCAAGAGATGCTTCAAATATAATTATCTCACGTCTTTTCTCTGAAATGACATTAATAGAAATGTATCCTGAGTTTGAAAGTATTATTCAAAATGCTAACGAAAGTCAAGTAGCTCCTACTGTTGAAACTATTAACTTTGGTCTTGAAGACCAAGTTATTTCTAAAAATGAAATAAATAGTTATAATATGAATAATAGGGATGAGAGGCAAATAGAAGTAATAGAAAGATATACTAAATTACGTATTCCTTATTTTAGAACATTTGACCCTAATATAAATGCAGAAAAAGTTTTATCACCAGACGAGTATGAAATTTATAAAAGTAAAAAAGCATTTAAAGTATCTAATTTTGAAAGAGATAAAATTATTACAGATGAAAATGAAGTAAAACAATATGAAGGTATTCAAAAAGAATTTGGTAATACTTTTCATTTAATGATAAACCCAATAACTCAAACACAAGTAATGATGCAAGGTGAAGAAACACCATTAAGTGTAGAAAATAGTACTACTACTATAGAAGAAGTAACATTTAATGATTTAATTAATACTGGTGATATATTAGTTACTGAATTTGAAATGAATAGAATTAGACAAGTAGTGTCAGCAGGTGGTGAATTATTATTTGATGCTATCTTACCTTTAGAAGATTATCCAATTGTTACTATGATGAATAATCATAATAGAAATCCTTATCCACAAAGTGATGTAAGAATGGTAAAAGGATTACAATCATACATAAATAAAATTAGATCACTTATAGTTGCACATGCATCTTCTTCTACAAATGTAAAACTTCTTATACCAAGAGGTTCTATGAATAGAAAGCAATTAGAAGAAGAGTGGGGTAGAGCAGGTACTGCTGTAATAGAGTTTGACCCAGAGTTAGGACAACCAATAGTTGCAGGTCCAGTTCCTTTACCTAATGAATTATATAAAAATGAAGCAGATGCAAAATCAGATATAGAAAGAATATTAGGTATATATGCATTAATGCAAGGAGATACTCGTCAAATGCCACAAACCTATAAAGGTACTTTAGCAATTGATGAATATGGGCAAAGAAGAATTAAATCAAAACGTGATGATATAGAAGGTGCAGTAAACGAGTTAGCTAAAATTGTAGTTCAATATATACAAGCTACTTATACAAACTTAAAAGTAATAAGATTATTACAACCCAACCATAAACCAAAGCAAGTAAGATTAAATGAACCAATATATGATGAAGTCTCAGGCGAGTTCCTAGGAAAGCTAAATGACGTAACAGTTGGTAAATATGACGTTGTTGTAGTATCTGGTTCTACTTTACCATCTAATAGATATGCACGTTTTGAATATTATATGGAACTTTATAAAACTGGTATCATAGACCAAGTAGAAGTTCTTAAACAAACTGATGTTGCAAACGTAGAAGACGTTCTTAATAGAAAAGGTCAAATACAAGAATTAATGAATCAAGTAAATTCACAAAGAAAGAAAATTAAAGACTTGCAAGGAGACTTGCAAACTGCACAACGTGAAAGTATTCACGCTAGGCAGAGAGTAGAAGTTGAGAAATTTAAAACTCAACTAGAATCATCAGCTAATAGAGCAGATATGGCAACTAAGCTATATGATGCTCGTAGCAAAGATGAGTTAAAAAAGATAAAAAGTGTCGTTGCTGAGGAAGAACCTACAAACGATAGAATAATACCATTGGAGGAATAATGGAACAAACAGAACAAAGTAATGCTGATGCAAAGGTATCTAGTGTAGAAGAAGGAATGTTTTTATACGACAATCCATCTGCAGATACAACACAACCTGAGCCATCAATTACTCAAGCTCCTTTAGAGCAAAATAATGAACAACCTCAAACTGAACAAGCCAGTCCAGTTGCTGAGGCACAAAATAATGTATCTGCAAAAGATGACCCAGATAGGATGGCATATTGGCAATCACAAACTGATAAGGCAAAGAATGATGCTATGATGGCTATGCAAGAAGCTGAAAGATATAAACAAGCTTTAGCACAAGTTAATCAAAATGCACCAGTCTCCAATGAATCCCAGAATAGGCTACGTTCTGATTCACTTGAAGAGCCAATCAAACCAGAAAAACCAATTTCCTATAATGAGGTTGATGCATATAATGACCCAGAGAGTGATTCGTTTAAGTATAGAATAAAGTATGACCAGTATAGAGATTCACGTTTAGACTATGTTGAAAATCTTGAAACTGCTAGGCAAAAACAACAACAAATTAATTTTGCTAAGCAACAAGAAAAACAAATGGTTAATCAAGCGTATAATCAAGTACAAAATAGTTATGGATTTGACCAAATGAAAGCTGCTGACTTTGTTAGCTGGGCTCAAGACCCAAATAACATTACTATGGACACACTTGTAAAACTATACAATATTCAAAAATCTCCTGGAATTCAACAACAACAAGTAGAGCAAAAAAAACAAGCTATTCAAAATCAAAATGAAGCATTAAAAGTTCCTACAACAACAGCTGTTGCTTCTGGAACTCCACAGCCTCAGATGGATGATGAAGCTATGTTTAATCAAGCTCTTCTTAGCAAATCATATAAAAGAAGGAAATAATACAAATGGCTGCAAAAAATCTTAGTGGTTCTGGTGTATTGTTTACTGATAGGCGAGATTTTTACATTAGTCCAGATGTAGTAAAAGAACTATGGACAGATGTAACACCTTTTACAACTGTAGTAGCCAATCGTGAGCAAAGAACACCAACAGACCCAGTTTTCAAAATGTTCGAGCATAGAAACCCTTGGCAAAAGCAAGAGTTTTCTGCTGCTTCAAATCCAGGAAGTTTAGCTGCAGGTGATTCAGAATCTGATGCAACTGATGTAGATGGTATCGTAGGACTAGCAAGTTCTGTTGATGGCTCTTGGTTAGGTTTAGTTTGTGAAGTTTTTGATTCAACTAAAACTACAAAAAGAGGACATGCATTAGTTACAACTGCTGTATCTACTTCATCTATTAAATACAAAAACATAGACAGGACATCTGCTTTAGACGTTGCTGATAATGACGTTTTTGTAGTAGTAGGTAATGCACATGGTGAAGGTACAACTTCTCCTGAAGCATGGTCTGATGAATTAAAAGTAGTTTATAATAGTACACAAATTTTTAAAACACCTTTAGAAATTACAGGTACTTTAGAAGCTGCTGCTCTACGTGGAGAATCTTCTGAGTTGGCAAGACTTAGAATGCAAAAAGCACAAGAGCATAAAATTCAAAAGGAAAGAGCTTTCTTATTTGGAGTAAGTGCTGAAGGTACAAACCTTGGTGATGGAGGTCCATCAGGAAGTGGAGACACTTTTGCTGATTCAGGAATTACAGATGCAAGTGGTAACACAGTACGTAGTACTAATGGTATCATAACTTCAATTGAAGACCATGGTGCAAGTTCAGGTGATGACCAAAATATCTTTACTATTTCAGAAGCTACATATTCATATACTAACTTCGTGGATGATATGGAAAAAGTTTTCCAATATGTTCCTGAAGAAGGTATGAAAATGGCTTTCTGTGGTAGAGGTGCAATGAGCTATTTTTCTAAAATAGATGGTTCTTCTGGTATTGCTGGTAACTCAGGTTGGACAGTAAACTTAGGACCAACTGAAAGAAGTTCATATGGTTTTAACTACAGACAATTAGAATCTCCTCATGGAGTTCTTATGTTAATTCCAACACCAGTTCTTAGAGGACCACATAATAAGCAAATGCTTATCGTATCTGATGAAAACCTTTTTCATGCTGTATATAGACCACCAGTCTATCAAACAAACATCAAAACTGATGATGCATTTGATGGAGTAAAGGATCAATATATGTCTGATGAAGGTATTGGTATAACCTTAGTAGAATCCCATAAACTATTTACAATAACAGATTAAGGGAGGTAAACTATGGCTAGACCGTTTATCGGAGGAACAAATGCTGCAATCAAAACTTTAGCAGCTACACAATCATTATCCCCTGCAGATACAGGCAAAATTTTTGTTTGTTCTCAAGCAGGTGCATATGACATTACATTACCTGCTGTTGGTGATGCAAAAGGTTGGACTGGTACTTTTGTTTTAGGTACTAAAGGTGCAAACAATTTTGACATCATTGGTGGTACTGCTGATGTAATGGTAGGTGTAGAGGTTGGAGATACTAATACAATTATTGATGCTGCAGATAAAGTAACATTTGTTGCTAGTAATGCTGAAGTTGGTGAAAGAGTAGACATAATTTGTGATGGAACTAATTATTTCGTTACTATGTTTGCAATTGCTGATAATGCTGCTAGTTCAAGTGGATAATAAATAGTTAAGCAGAACTAGGGGTAAGACGTATAAAGGTTTTACCCCAAATCTGTTAGAAAGAAAAAATGTCAACATTTAAAGTACAAGTAGAAGATTTAGTAGGAAGAACAATAACAGATACTGATGCATTAGATGATATGTTATTATCTACAGCAAGAGAAGTAGCTGATACTTTACCTAGAAAAAATCTTATTCAAAATGCTACACTTACAGAAGTTACTAGTAACCCAACTAGTATAAGTGATAGTAGAATATTGTCTGTAAGTAGAAATGGTTTTTATGCTAATGAAGTACCATATGGACAATCTGCTAGAATTGCTGATTCAGGCTCTATCTATTATGCTGATGCTACTCAAGATAGAGACCCAGTATTTTATTATAAAGGTAGTAGTTTATTTATATTAGATACACCTACATCAAGTCAAAAAGGTGAGATATTAAGTTTTGCATATCCTTCAGATTTTGATGGTAGTGGTAATGTAAGTACTACAACTTCTATAAATAATTTTCCAAGTAGTGCTGAGTATGCTGTAGTATTAGGAGCTTCTGCTAAATTTATGGTTAAATTATCTTCTGAAGAAAATGCTAATGAAGATATAGAATTACAAAATGCAACTTTAGCCTCTGCACAGAATTTAGAACAAGATTATCGTGCTGAGTTACAAAGAATTAGAGGTCAAAAATAAATGGCTATGACACAAAAACAAATGATAGAAATGGTAAGACAACACCATCCTACACTTAGTGAAGTCCAAATTAGATTATTTTTAAATCAAGCTATGGATGATTTTGCTAGAAAAACAAGAATTAAAGAAGGTGCTTTTACATTTAGTACAGTAGCAGACCAAAGATATTATGGTTTGTCTGATGATATAATAGAAATAATTTCAGTAGATTATGACGGATATGATATTCCAAGATTAGGAACTAGACCAGAAAAGAGAGATATAACATGATGAAATCAGTACCAGCCCCAAAAGGTTATCATTGGATGAAAACAGGAAAGACTACATACAAGTTAATGAAGAATCCAGCAGGTGGTTATAAACCACACAAAGGAGCATCTAAAGCAGCTAAGTTTTCTGTAATGATGAAACACAAAAATGCCAAGTAGTCAACGTAGTTATGCATATTATGTAGAGAGAGATGCAATAGCAATCGTTGCACGATCTGTTGGTGATACAGCTACAACTTATAATTCACCAAGTGAAGTTAAAACTGTAACTATATTTGCAGTTAAAAGACCTAATAAATTTGTTTCTGCTGATACAGGAACTACAAATACAACAACAGGATATACTGAAGAACCAGATATTCCAGAAGAATTTAGACATGCAGTTGTAGCTAAAGCTATACAAAGAGGATATGAATTAAATCCAGATACTTTAACAACTGCAACATATTGGGAACGTCAATACAATTTAGGCGTTATAGAAGGAAAAAGATATGCTAATACTGGTAGAGTTCAAAAGACAGTTATTAAATTACAAGGCTTTGAACCAACAGTACATAGCACAAGAGATAGAGATGAAGAATGACAGAAGTAGTAATATCTACAGCAACTATAACAGAAGTTGTCGTATCAACAACTACTATGACAGAAACATCTGAATATACAGAAGCAAGTTAATACGATATGCCCATGTGAAATTTCTTGCACGGAAAGGCATACGATAAACAAGGAGAAAAAAAATGGCTATTGGAAAAAGTTCAGCTCAAAATTACACAGTAGTTGAAGCACAAAATATTGCTTTAGGTCAAACTGGAGCATCATACACAGATACTACAAGTGCATATACACCACCAACAGGTTCAGTTATTGTTGCTATAACAATGTTAACAGATGTAGAGTTTGGTACTCTTACACCTGAATCAACAAGTTTCCATTATGGAACAACTGCAGCAGCACCTGGCACAAATGGTGCAACTGTTGCAAATAGTGATACCTTTCCTAAAGGTGTAACTATATATGGTAGATGGTTAAACCTAACATTACAAACAGCAGGAGACAAAGTAATTATTTACTTTGCACCGTAATATGCCTAGATTAGGAATAACAAACACACTTAAAACAATTTTAGAAGAATCTATAGCTTCACTTAAAAGTTTCTGGGAAACACATGTGGACCTATGGCAAAATCAAAACAATAATTGGGAACAATCAGTATAAGGAGATTTAGATATGGGAGCTTTAACAGGACAAACAATAGCAGATAGTTATGACCAACTATTGCATGTAGATAGAGATGGAGGTGATGGTGCTAATTTAGTTAATGTAAAAGATGGTAAAAATGATACTACTTTTGCATTACAACTTGCAACTACAAGTGCAGGTATTATTGGTGCATTAGCAAATCCTGGGTTTAAAATACAAACATCAACAGGTAGTGGCACAGGTACAGGAGCTGGTTTACAGCTTATAACAGATGATGGGGCTGCTATGTCAGACACTCACAGATTAGGATTAATTGAATTTTTAGGAGCAGAAGATGCTTCAAACAATCTTATTGTAGGTGCATCAATACAAGCTATTTGTTCTGCTGGATGGAGTGCAAGTGAAAATGGAACAGATTTAAAGTTTTTTACAACTGATGCAGATAATTCACATACTGAAGTATTGTGTATGTATTCTAATAATCATTTGTTAATACCAAGAATTGGTTCATCAGCAGGGTCAGGAAGATTATATTTTTATGATACTGCTGATCATCAATATATATACGGAACTAGTGTAAGTCTTTTTAGTATAGCTTCATCTAGTAATTATATTCACGCTCAAAGTGAAAATGTTATTTGGGATGGAACTCAATGGTATCCAAATACGGATGATGCTAAAAATTTAGGAACAGGTAGTTATAGGTGGAATGATATTTATGCTACTAATAATACAATACAAACCTCTGATGAAGATTTAAAAGAAAATATTGCTGATTCATCTTTAGGGTTATCTTTTATTAATAAATTAAAACCTAAAAGTTATAAATGGAAAAATACTCCTGAGCAAAAATATGAAGATGGCGAACCAACAGGTGATGATAATAAAAAAGCTGGTGATGTAAAACACGCTGAAATTGTTCATACTAGAAAACATTATGGCTTAATTGCACAAGATGTTAAAACAACATTAGATGAACTTTCTGTAGCAACAAAAGACTTTGCTGGATATATAGACCCATCTGCTAATGGAGGAAGTGGTAATCTAGGATTAAGATATTCAGAGTTTATTGCTCCAATGATTAAAGCTATTCAAGAATTAAGCACTAAGGTTACTGCTCTTGAAAATGCTTAAAAGATTATCTATACTTATTCTATTATCTTTAAGTTGTAATGGGGCAGGTAATATAGATATACTAAGGGATCAAAATGGTAAAGGTCATTTTTATAATAGAAATGTTTTGTTTAACCAAGATTCTACAAGGCTTTGGTGTTATACACATGAGCAGTTTGAAATTGTAAAAAAAGATACAAATAAAACTAGATACAAAGATTGGAACAACTTAGCAAATGATTGGAAATTATACTAATGGCTAAAACTCCAGCATGGCAAAGAAAAGCAGGTAAGAATCCAAAGGGTGGATTAAATGCTAAGGGTAGAGCTTCTTATAAAGGTGGTACATTAAAAGCACCTGTTAAAAGTGGTGATAATCCTAGAAGAGCATCTTTCTTAGCTAGAATGGGTGGAGCTAAAGGTCCTGAGTATAAGGTAAATAAAAAGACTGGTAAGAGAGAAAAAACTAGACTTTTATTATCTTTAAATGCTTGGGGTGCAAGTAGTAAAGCTGATGCTAAAAAGAAAGCAAAAGCAATAAGTAAAAGAAACAAAGCTAAAAAAACTAGGTCTAAAAAGAAAAAATAGAGGATAATATGGCATTAACAAAAGAAAGTATTGATAATCGTTTAAAAGAAATACCACAACAAATAGCTGCATTAAGTGCAGAACAAAATCAATTGCTTGGATATAAACAAGCTTTATCAGATTGTTGTGAAGATGGAGAATGTAGTGGCAGTAAAGAAAAAGAAGAAAAAGCCAGTAAAGAAAAAAAGTAGTGGTGGTAAAGGACTAGCTGGTAAAGCTAAAAGTTCTGGCATAGCTCTTGGTACTTTAAAAAAAGTATATAAAAGAGGTCAAGCTGCATATCTTTCTGGTGGTAGTAGAAATGTACCTATGGCAGCATGGGCTATGGGTAGAGTAAATTCTTTTATTAAAGGTAGTAGAAAACATGATACAGATTTGAGAAAAGGTGCAAAGAAAAAAACAAAAAAGAAAAAGTAAAAGGAAGCAACCATATAAATATGGAGTTCCTGCTAAGTACACTAAAGGTTCTAAGAACCCTAAGAAAAAAGCAGCAGAAATAAAAAGAACTGCAAAGCTATATAAAGCAGGTAAAAAAATAAATTTAAAAGCAGTAGAAAAATCTCGTGTTAAACAAGCTAAGAAAAGGAGAAAGTAAAATGGCGTATGGAAAAATGAACGCTGGTAAAAAGCCTAAAAAGTCTAAAATGAAAAAAAGTTCTAGACCTAAAATGAAAACTAAAAAAGGAACTAATGCTAAGAAAGTTAGTTCTAGGTATTAATAATGAATGGAATGGAAGGATTAGCTGAGTTAGGTTTCGCAGGTTTAGCTGCTGTGCTTTTATTCACCGTATTTAAGTGGATGACTGGAGAGCTTACTAAAAAATTAGATAGGCTTGAAAGTATAATAATAAAGTTAATAGATTCTAAGAATAGTATGAAAGATGAATTTAAAGAACTTAATGATGAAGTAACTGACCAATTAAACTATATAGAAGCAAAGATAGGTAATGGTCGTGGTAGCAAACAAAAGAGAAAGGCTGGAGCATGAACGTAGGTAAATTAATTCTTAATTACATTACTGATGAAGAAGTTGAAAAACAGGTTATTAAAAAGTTAAATGAAAATATTAATATTCCTATTATCAATGAGAAAACAGAAGAAAAAATTTTGAAAGCAGTATGGAGCACAGTAAGTGAAGTATTAGAAAGTGTTCTTACTAAGGAAAAGTAATGCCTAGATTTAGTAAAAAATCTTTATCTAAACTAGAGACTTGTGATAAACGTTTACAAGATTTGTTTTTACGTGTAGTAAAAAAGTTTGACTGTACAATTATTGAAGGTCATAGAAGTAAAGATAGGCAAAACAAATTATTTAATGAAGGAAAATCAAAGCTGAAATATCCCAAAGGTAATCATAATGCAACACCAAGTAAAGCAGTGGACGTAGCACCTTATCCAATTGATTGGAATGATAGAGAAAGGTTTACATACTTTGCAGGTTATGTTGTAGGTATAGCTTATCAAATGGGATTAAAAATCAGATGGGGAGGAGATTGGGATATGGATACCCAAGTTAAAGATAATAACTTTGACGATCTACCTCATTTTGAAATCAGAGATGTATGAAGGCTGTAGAACAAGTTGTAATATTTCCTGATTTACATTTTCCACTACATGATGAAAAAGCATTTAGGTGTGCTTTAAAAGTATTGGAAATAGTTAAACCATCTGCTTTTCTTTGTATAGGAGATATTGCTGAAGGAAGTTCAGTTTCACATTGGATGTGGAAAAAAAAGAAAAGACCTCCTTTAGAATATCAACTACCTTCTATTAAAAAAGAAGTTAAGGAAGTAAATAAACATTTTGATAGGATTGATGAGGTATTAGATAAAACAAATGTTAAAACAAAACTATTTGCACAAGGCAATCATGAAGTTTGGTTTGATAACTTTGTAGAAGAAAATCCTTATCTAACAGAATATGGAAGTAAAAAAGTATTACGAATTAAAGAACGTGGTTACAAGTGGTATGATTATGGTCTTGAATTTAAAATTCTTAATAGTAAACTGTATGCATACCATGGGGGTCATTGGTCTGGTATTAACCATACAAGGTCTCATGTCCAAAATTTGGGAGTTAATATTATTTATGGGCATACTCATGATGCAATTAAAAGTGTTGTTTCACACTTGGATGGTGCAAAGATGGCACATTCTTTAGGATGCTTATGTGATATGAATAAAGAATTTTTAAAAAATAGAGCTACTAATTGGAC